CGTAGGAACAACACTTGCTCTAATGGAAAGGTCCATGAAAGTTATGTCTGGTGTACAGGCTAGACTGCATGCAGCTTTAAAGAATGAGTTGAGATTACTTGCTTCTGTTATCAGAGATTACATGGATGACAAATATGCTTATGAGATGGAAGGTGATTTTTCAAGAACAAAGGATTTTGATGACAGGATAGATGTTATACCTGTTTCTGATCCTAATGCAGCAACCATGTCTCAAAGAGTTATGCAGTATCAAGCGGCATTACAACTTGCACAGCAGGCTCCACAGTTATACGACATGGGCAAACTTCATAGGCAAATGCTAGAAGTTCTTGGCATACAAGACGCAAGCTCAATCATTAAGTTACCAGAAGACATTAAACCTGCAGATCCAGTTACAGAAAACATGGCTATGTTAAAGCAAGAGCCAGTTAAAGCATTTAAGTATCAAGATCATGAGGCTCATATAAGAGTTCATATGGCAGCCGCTAATGATCCAAAGATAAAAGAAATTGTAGGGCAGTCACCTTTTGCGGGAGCAATACAAGCAGCTTTATCTGCTCACATAACAGAACATGTTGCTTTTCAATATAGAAAAGAAATAGAAAAAAATCTTGGTGTTTCTATGCCTAATGAAGAAAAGGCGCTACCAGAAGACGTAGAAGAAGAATTATCAAGGGTTACTGCAGAAGCCGCAGAAAAGTTATTAAAATCAAACAATGCTGAAGCTCAACAAGCAGAAGCGCAGAGACAGCAGCAAGATCCTCTTACTCAAATACAGCAAAGAGAGTTAGCAATCAAAGAACAAGAGTTAATGCACAAAAAACAAATGGACATTGCTAAGTTGGAACTTGAAGCGCAGAAAGCGATGATGAACAATGAAAATCAAGGTAAAAGATTGGAATCTGAAGACAAGAGAGAAGGTGCGCGTCTTGGTGTTGCCCTTACAAAAGCTGCTACAGACTCTGAGCTTCAATCTCAAAAGATTAAAAACGAGGCTGTTGCTGAAGGTACTAGGATTGCGATAGATATGGCAAAAGATTTATCAAATGAGTAAAAACGAAACCATTTATACTTACATTATTAAAAAAGTCAGAGAAGAATCTGACACTGTTTCTTTTCACTTGGCTTCAGGTAGAGTAAAAAATTTTGAAGAATATCAAAGGCTTGTAGGAAAGATAGAGGGTTTATCCATAGCAACAGAATTACTTGAAGAAGCCGAAAAAAGATATATTGAAGATTAGGGGCTTTTCAAACAGTCAATAGTTGTGTATATTTAAAATAACGTTATTTCAGACGATTGAGTCTGCAAGGTCACGGTGAACCTAAATCGCTGCAAAAGGATCAGAGATGTACTCTGCAGAAAAAATAAAACTAGACGAAGATACTACTCGTAAATTACCTGAACCACAGGGTTATAAATTACTTATAGCGATACCAAAGTTAGAAGAGAAAACAAGTGGTGGCGTTATTATACCAGACAAACTAAAAGGATTGGAGCAAACAGCTTCTATTATAGGATTGGTCATAGCAATGGGGAAAGCTGCATACAATGATGCAGACAAGTTTCCAGATGGACCATACTGTAAAGAGGGTGATTTTGTTATATTCAGATCCTATTCTGGTACAAGATTTAAGCTCAGAGGTGAAGAATTTAGGTTAATTAATGACGACACAGTTGAGGCTGTTGTCGATGATCCTAGAGAATATACGAGGGTATAATGGAAAATACAGCAGAAAAAATAGAACAAGAAATTGAAATGGAAAGCCAAGATCTTGAGATAGAGGTTGTGGATGACACTCCTGAAGAAGATCGTGGTAAACCAAAAAGGGCAGAAAATGTACCTCCACAAATACCAGATGATGATGAAGTATCTAAATATTCTGGTGATGTACAAAAAAGAATTAAACAATTAAAATATGAGTATCACGAAGAGCGTAGACAAAAAGAAGAAGCTAAACGTTTAAGTGATGAGGCGATTACTGCCACACAAAAGCTCATGGAAGAAAATAAGAAATTAAGAAAAACTCTTGATGATGGTGAGGGTGTCTTAGTAGAGCAGGCAAAAGGTAGAGTTCAGGCTCAATTAGAAAAAGCTAAACAGGAATATAAAGAAGCATATGAAGCCGGTGATCCAGATAAATTAGTAGAAGCACAAGAAAAATTAAGCTCNATTCAAAATGAAAAATATAGGGTTGATAATTACAAACCCCCAGTAAGAGCAGTTGAGCCAGAAGCAGCTCCTCCAACGCAACAGGCTCCTGCTCGCCCCTCTGTACAGGCACCAACTGGCAAAGACAAAGAATGGTTAGAGGCTAATAATGATTGGTTTCAAAAAGATGATTACGAAGATATGACGGGTTATGCAATGGGCATACACCAAAAATTAGTTAAAGCTGGATTAAATCCAAAGTTAGATACTGAAGAGTATTATAGAAGAATTGATGAAGCTATGGGAAAAGCGTTTCCAGAGCATTTCAACAAAGACAAACAGAATGTTGAGACAGAAGAGGTAGAAGCACCTCAACGATCTGTTGGTTCCGTGGTTGCCCCGGTTAATCGAAGTGCAAAAAAACCACGCAAAGTGCAGCTAACCTCCACCCAGATAGGACTCGCTAAACGTCTGGGAGTTACACCTGAACAATATGCAGCGCAACTATTGAAGGAGTCAATATAATGGCTAATCGTGACCCACGCACTATTGAAACAAGAGAAAGCACAGAACGTAAAGTAACTTGGAAACGAGCTAATGCTTTACCAGACCCCGATCCACAAGAGGGAGTAGAATTCCGTTGGATTCGCACATCAACACTTGGTCATTCTGATAACACTAATGTTTCATCTAAATTTCGTGAAGGTTGGGAGCCAGTAAAGCTGGAAGATCATCCAGAACTTAAAGTTTTGCCCGATGTAGACTCCAAATTTAAGGGTAATGTAGAGGTTGGGGGACTGTTACTTTGCAGGAACTCCAAAGAAAATATGGATGCTCGAAGAGATTATCATCGCAATGCTACCGCTAGTCAAATGGCGGCTGTGGATAATAATTACATGAGAGAATCCGATCCCCGTATGCCAGTACTCAAACCAGAGAAAAGCACACGCAAATAAAATTTAAATTATAACTTTTAATTGAAGGAGACAGATATGTCAGCAACAGCAGCTCCTTTCGGTTTAAGACCAGTTGGAAACTTATCAGGAACTTATAATGGTTCTTTTAGGCAGTATCCAATACTGAGTACTTATTCCACAGGAATAGCTTTCGGTGACGTTGTTAAACTCAACGATGCCGGATCAACTACCACTATCCAAAAGGATACTGGAACTACATCAGCAACGCCTATAGGAATTTTCTTAGGGTGTCGTTACACTGATCTAAGTACAGGTCAAACACAGTTCAACCAGCAATGGACAGGAACAGCTCACACTAATGCAATGGCATATGTATGTGATGATCCTAACATCTTGTTTGAAATTCAAGCAGATGGTTCTGTTAATGATGACGACTTAGCAGCAAACGCAGCTTTAGTGCAGGGTGCATTAAATGCAACTTTAGGTATTTCTAGAGTTTCATTAGACATCAGCACTGCAGCAACTACAGCAGCTTTACCGATCAGAATTGTTGATTGGAAGGGTGGTTACGATGGTGATGAAAAAGGTACAGCATATCCAATTATGCTTTGCAAATTCAACACTGGTCATCAACTTGGTATCGGTGTCGTTTCTGGCAACGCTCCATCATCAGCTTAATAGGGAGATTGAACTATGGCTATTTCAAGAGCGCAACTCCTTAAAGAGTTGTTACCGGGCTTAAACGCCCTTTTCGGTCTAGAGTACCAAAAGTACGAAGACGAACATGCAGAAATCTATGACGTTGAAAATTCAGAGCGTAGCTTTGAGGAAGAAGTCAAGTTGTCAGGATTTGGTGCAGCACCTATCAAGCAAGAGGGCGCAGCTATATCATACGATACAGCTCAAGAGTCTTTTACTGCTAGATATAACCATGAAACTGTTGCTATGGGTTTCTCTATCACTGAAGAAGCGATGGAAGACAACTTGTATGACTCACTATCAGCGAGATATACAAAAGCATTAGCAAGAGCTATGGCTTATACCAAGCAAACAAAGGCAGCTTCATTGCTTAATACAGGTTTTGACACTTTCACAAGTGGTGACGGGCAGTTTCTATTTGATACAGATCATCCGACTGTAGCAGGTGGTAATAACCGTAACAGACCTACATCTGGTGCTGATTTGAATGAAACATCTCTAGAGCAAGCCGTTATTGATATTGCAGCTTTTGTTGACGAAAGAGGCTTATTAATTGCAGCAAGACCTAGAAAACTTATCATTCCACCTGCGTTAATGTTTGTTGCTACAAGAATTCTGCAATCAGAATTAAGAGTGGCTACTTCAGACAACGACACAAATGCATTAAGATCAAATGGGTCAATCCCAGAAGGTTATTCTGTTAACCACTACTTAACAGATAGTGATGCCTTCTTCTTGACTACAGATGTTCCTAATGGAATGAAGATGTTTGTAAGAACACCTATGTCAACTGCAATGGATGGAGATTTCAACACAGGTAATGTAAGATACAAAGCCCGTGAGAGATATTCATTTGGTGTATCAGACCCACTAGGTATCTACGGATCACCCGGTGCGTAAATAAACTACGAAGGGGCGTTATTCGCCCCTTTACTTTTTCCCTTAACAGTTACATTATGTAATTGACACTTGCCACGATAAGGAGATTTAAATGGCTAACTCAACTTTCTCGGGTCCTATTAGATCCGAATCTACAATTAAAACTGTAAGCAAAGATGCTA